TGTGGACTGTACACAGATCACGCAGGCGCCGGGCGACCTCATCAAGCCGGTGAAGCCCGAGCGGATGAAGAACTCGAAGCGAATCGACCCGGTTATTGCGATGGCGATGGCGACGGGGATTGCGATTATCGGCCAGCCGATGAAATCCATATGGGAAGGAGGCAATCTTGAACCTTTTTGGCAAACTACTAACTAAACTCGGAGCTTCTGAACCGCCTGATTCTGACTTCTGGTACCGCTCAGTAGCGCCGTCATTTGGCTCATTTCTCGGTCAGTTCGATAGCACTGAGTCTGCCCTTCGCATCAATGCGTTGAACGCCTGCGTGCGCTTGCGCTCGGAAACCATCGGTTCGCTGCCCTGCCAGGTATTCCGGCGCACCGGCGATGGCCGCGAACTAGCACGGGACCACGAACTGTACTATCTCCTGCACGATGCGCCCAATGATGCCATGAGCGCGTTTGAGTTTTGGCAGGTGGCCGAGCAGTCCCTTTGCACGGACGGCAACTTCTACGCCCTCATCCAGCTCGACGGCCGCGGCAAGGTGCGCGAGCTGATCCCGCTCGACTCCAGCCGCATGGACGTTCGAAAGGACGCCGAAACCGGGCTACTGGTCTTCCTTTACCGCGAAGGCGCCGTCACGCGCGAGTACGTGCAGGGAGACATCCTCCACATCCCCGGCATGGGCTACGACGGCGTGACGCGGCTGAAGGGCATGAGCCCGCTGGCCTACATGCGCCAGTCGCTTGACCTTGCCGCCAGCGCCGAAAGCTACGGAGCGAACTACTTCCGCAACAATGCGGCGCCGATGGCTTACATCACGTCGCCGAACTCGCTTGCTGATCCGGCAAAGTTCCAGCTCCTCGACTACATGATGCAGCGCTTCGGCGGCGTGAAGAACGCCGGGAAGCTGGGCATTCTTGACGGCGGCATGGAGATTAAGACGGTACCCGTGAATCACACGGACATGCAGTACCTGGAACTCCGCAAATTTCAGATCGAAGAGATCGCCCGCGCCTACCGTGTTCCACTGCACATGATCGGCGAACTGGCGCGATCCACCAACAACAACATCGAGCACCAGGGCCTTGAGTGGGCAACCAACACCATTCGCCCGGAATGCACCCGTATCGAACGGCGCATCAATATGCAGCTATTCGGGCCGCGCGAGTCCGCCGTATTCTATGCCGAGTTCAATTTGGATGCACTCATGCGCGGCGATTCAGCGGGCCGCGCGGCTTACCTTTCAGCCATGCGAAATATCGGCGTCCTGAACGCCAACGAAATCCGCGCTATTGACAATCGCAATCCATACGACGGCGGCGAGGTGTACATGGTCCAAGGCGCAATGATGCCGGTGGCCATGGCCGGGCAACAGCAACAGAAGGCGGTGGCGCAGTGAAAAAAGAACTCCTCGAATCAATCCTTGCGGCGCCGGGCTATGTCGTTTGCTCCATGGACGCCGGGCCCCCGCCCGAAGCGCCTGCCGAAGATTTCATCCGCGAGGTGGTCTTCTATTCCGGCGCAAAGGTGGAGCGTTACGACTGGTGGACTGGGGAAACCTACGACCTGTCGTTTTCCATGACCGGTGCTGATCTTTCCGCGCTGAATGGCGGGGCCTCGCCGGTCCTCAACGGTCACGAATCCGAAGAGGCTGAAGACGTCATCGGCGTGGTCGAATCGGCCAGCAAAAACAGCCGCGGCTATGTCGCCAGTTTGCGATTCTCGAATCGCGAAGACGTCGCCGGCATCCGGCAAGACATCACGGACGGCATTCTGCGGAATGTTTCAATGGGCGTCTCCATCCAATCGCTCGAACTGGTATCCAAACCGGAAGAGAAGCGGAAGCACTACATGGCGACCAAATGGAAGCCGTTTGAAATCTCCGTGGTGCCCATCGGCGCCGATCCAGGAGCAAAGTTTCTGAGCAAGGACAGCCGCCTGGAGCGGTTGCGCTCAATCGACCTCTCTGCACCCACTGGCGCGGCCAGCGAAGCAGACGACAGCAAAGCTTGGGCCGAGTACGAATACATTCGCCTCCGCTCATCCGCTCGCTGAATATCAACCAACACACGCGCGCCACTGGCATGAAAATGCCGGTGTAAGGACGCGCGCACTGGAGCCCATATGAAGAAAAAGCAACTGATTGAACAGCTTGCCGCGCTCAAAGCCAAACGCGAGGCGCTTACCGCTGTCGCCGAGCCCGACAACATCACGGAACACCTTGCCGCTACCAAGGCGGCCATTGCTGAAGAGTCAGGAGTGCAGCAGCAGCTTGACGCCTACGCGGAAATGGAAAAACTGGCGAAGGCCAATGCCACGCGGCAGCCTGCCGTGGTTTTGAGCGACAACGAAGCCAAGCGGCCGTTCGCCAACTTCGGCGAACAGTTGGCGGCTATCGCTTATGCCCAGTCGCCGGCTCGCTCGTTTGGCGGCCTTGGCGGGCAGATTGACAAGCGCCTGCTTGAAACCAATCTTGCCGCCTCTGGCGTCAACTCAACCGTCCCCAGCGAGGGCGCCTACATGATCGGAACTGAGTTCTCGACTGCGCTACTTGCGAAGTCCGTTGAAGTCGGCAAAATTGCGCCGCTGTGCTTCGACATCCCCATTGGCGAAGGTAGCGACGGAATTGAGTTGCCGTACATCGACGAAACCAGCCGCGCCACCGGCTCCCGCTGGGGCGGCGTGCGTGTTTTTCGTGCCGGTGAGGCTGACGCCCCGACCGCAACGAAGCCCAAGTTTGCCCGCCACGATCTTCGCCTCGAAACCTTGAAGGGCCTGGCCTACGTGACCGAGCGGCAGTTGCGGAATGCGCCGGCTACCAGCGTGATCTTGGAAAACGCTTTTGGCTCTGAAATGGCGTTTATGAAAGATGACGAAATTTGGCGCGGTACCGGCGTCGGCCAGTGCCTCGGCTTTTCGACGCAGAGCTACGAGGGCGCCTCGCTCTTGGTTTCCGTGACCAAGAAGGCCGCCCAGACCGCTGCCACCTTCGTGATTGAAAACGCAACGTCCATGATTTCCCGCCTGTACGCGCAGCCGGGTGATAACGTGGCGTGGTTCATCAATCGCAACGTTGTCGGGCAGTTGCCGTTGATGACTGTTGGGCAGCAGCCGGTGTTTTTACCGAACAACAACGCGGCCGGCTCTCCGTACTTCGGGACGTTGTTCGGTTACCCGGTTATTATCGTGGAACAGGCTGAAGCCCTCGGCACAGCCGGCGACGTGGTTCTCGCTAACTGCTCCAAGTACGTGACGATTTCGCAGGGTGCTTTGCGCTCGGCTCAGTCCATGCACGTCCGGTTTATTTACGACGAGATGACGTTCAAATGGTCCCTCGACTTCAACGGACACTCGATGATTCGCAAGCCGATCACGCCCTACAAGGGTTCGGCCACGCTGTCGCCGTTCGTCACCGTTGAAACCCGCAGCTAGCCAATTTCACCGGGCGGGCGGCGCATAGTCGCCCGCGCATACAACGAAAAGGAAACCAATGCGTTACGAAGAACTTCAAAATCAGCACTTCATTAAGGGACTCGATCCGGTGGCCGATGCCTTTTCCGGAACCGTCGCATCGGATGTTGTCGATGTCTCCAATCACCAGGGCGTGCTTTTCCTCGTCTACAAGGGCGTCGGTACCACGGGAACCTCGACCATCACGGTCGAAGCGTGCGACGACGTGACGCCGAGCAACAGCACCGCCGTTCCGTTCTACTACAAGGCCATCACCAGCACCGACGTTCAGGGTGCCGTTACGGCCGCCACGTCTGCCGGTTTTGCCACCACGGCGGGCTCCTCGCAGATGTACGCCGTCCAGGTGGATGCGCAGGAACTCGCCAGCGCGGGCTACAAGTACGCCCGCCTGAAGGCTGTCGAGGTGGTTGATTCGCCCGTTCTGGGCGGCATCGCCATCGCTCTCCTCGGTCCCAAGTTTGGCGGCTCCGCGACCAACACGGCCATCGACTAACCTTCTCTCTTCTGACCGGGGCGGCTCCTCCGTCCCGCTCTTTTACCCATGACCTCCCACGCCTACCAACTCGTCACCGCGCCCACCGAATTTGCCATCACCGATGCGCAGATGGAGACGCACGCGCGCGCTGCCGGCCAACCAGCCGAGCAGTACCAACCGTATGTGCGGGCGGCGCAAGCCTATGTGGAAACCATCACCGGGCGCAAGTTGGTGACTCAAACATGGAAATGGTTCCTCGACTCGTTCCCATTCGGCGACCGGCTAACACTGCCGTTCGGCCAACTCCAAAGCGTCACCCACGTCAAATACACCGACACAGCGGGCACGCAGACGACTTTTTCGGCTGACTACTGGGAAGCATCCACCGCCCGAGATCCGGGCGTGCTGGCCCTGTCTTACAACCAATCCTGGCCATCCCTAACCCTGCGCGTCCTCGACCCTATCGAAATTCAGTTTATCTGTGGGTGGACCACGGCAGCGGATGTGCCGTATGAAATTCAGGCGGCGATTCTGTTGATTGCCGCTCACCTGTACGAACACCGCGAAGATGTGGTCCTCGGCAACTCCGCCAGCGTCGAAAGCAAGGCGCTGGAACTGGGCAGCCGGGCGCTGTTGGTCAATTGGCGGTTGTGGTAATGCGCGCCGGCACCCTCCGCCACTGGCTTCTTATCGAGCAGAAAAGCCTGGCCGTCGACGCCAACGGCGACCGCACGGAAACATGGTCTACCTTCTCCGAGTGCTGGGGCTCCATCGAAACCAGCGGCGGGCGCGAGTTCTTCCAGGCGAAGCAAACGATTTCCGATCTCTCGCACTCCATCACCGTCCGCTTCAAGGCCGGGTACACGCCAGACATGCGCGTGAAGTTCACGGACCCGAAGAACTCGGACTCCGCCCGCTACTTCAACATCCGCGCCATCGCCAACCCGGACGAGCGAAACGAAATGCTTTCGCTCCAATGCTCTGAGGTCACGATTTGAATATCAAAATCGAAGGGCTCACGGAACTCGCCGGGCAGCTGGAGAAGCTCAAGAAAACCGCGCAAGGTGCCGAAGTGCGCGCGGCGCTACTCGACGGGGCGAACCTCATCAGCGACGCGGCCAAAGCCCGCGCACCAGTGGCACCCTATGCGACGAATTACCGGGGCCGGGCCATCGCACCGGGCGGGCTGAAAAGATCGCTTGCGGCGGCTGCTGGGCGGCAATTCAAGAACTTCCTGCAAGCCTACGCCTACACGCTCAAGCAGGCGGCACCGCACGCGCACCTGGTGGAGTTCGGCACGAAGGCCCACACGGTCACGCCAAAGGATAAGAAGTTCCTCATGTTCGGCAACCTTTTCAAGCGCTTTGCAAAGAAAGTGCAGCATCCCGGCAGCCGTCCTATCCCGTTCTTCCGTGACGCCATCCGCGCGCAGCGCAACAACGTGAAGAGGCTCTTGGAATCCCGCGTCAAGGCCGCATTCGACGCGCTCGGGCGGGCGGCATGAGAATCTATCAGGCGCTTTACAAGTACCTCCAGACCGTCTCAGCTATCACCGACCTGACAAGCACGCGCGTTTACGACATGCATGGCGACCAAGGCCGGATTACTGACTACCCGGTAATCATCATCGAAGCAATCGACTCCGCTCCGTTTCACTCCATCGGATCGTCCGCACCGACCGCAACACGCCGCCCGGTGGCGCTGTATTGCATGGCGCAAGGCAACCCGAAGGCCGCAGAAGACTTGGCGGATTTAGTGTATGCTAACGTCATCAACCACGCCACGGAAATCACGACGGCGGCCGGATCGCTGACGGTTCACAGCACGCACCTCAACGGGCGCCGCAATGAGTTTGAAAACGATTTAGAGACGAACGCAAAGCTCTACACCGTAGTCCTCGAATTTGACATCATCCACGCCATTTAGGCGCTGGCGAAACCAACTCACAACAACTGCCGAAACGGCAGAAGGAGCCCTATATGGCTGTAATGGTAGGCAATGCTGCCGCGCTCAAGATCAGCACGAACACAATCGGCGAGATGGACAATTGGTCCCTCGACGTTCAGACCGGACTCGAAGAGACGCAAGCCTTCGGCGACACCTGGAAAGAACGCACCTCGACCATCAAGGAATGGAGCGGCAGCGGTTCCGGCCGTCTCGACACCGCCGACACCAACGGCCACGTTGCGTTGAAGACCGCCTTCCTCGCCGGTTCCACCGTGGCGATCCGCTTTTACCTGGACGGTACGAATTACTACAGCGGGAACGCCTTCGTTCAGGCGTCATTCTCCGCGCCGGAAAACGGCATCATCACCGCCTCCTACACCTTCACCGGAACCGGCGCGCTGTCCTACACCTAAGGAGCCATCATGGCCGTACTCGCAGGAAACGCAGCCGACATCTACATCGCCACCGGATCGGGCACCGCCATGACTGGGGAGGCAGTAACCTCCCTCGGTGGCGGCGTCTACCAGATCACGGACACGGCGAAGCGTGCCATCAATCCCAACGCGGCCGTGACCGTGCTGGACGGCGTTAGTACCGTACCGAAAGCTAACTATCAGATCGGATGGGCCTCCGGGAAAATCACCCTCACGAACGGGTACACAGCCGGCGGAACCATCACGATCACCGCCGAATACCTGACGCTGGCGCAAGCGGCGCAGGCCTACGAATGGTCCTACGATTCCGAAGTCATCACCGAAGAATCTCAGACGTTCGGCGACACCTGGAAAGAACGCACGTTGGTCATGAAATCCGGCACGATTTCATTCCAGCGCTTCTACACTAACGCCTACTTCGCCAATACGAACCTCGGCAGCTACTACGTGCTCTACCTGTACACGAACCTCGCCGGAAATGATCGCTTCATGGCGGCCGGGCATATGTCGAGCGCTGGAATCACGTCGGGCGAAAACGAACTCATCAAGGAAAACGTCTCCTTTGCGCTGCATGGCGAAGTGGACTTCTCGACCACGTAATGCACTACGACAAACAGGCGCGGGCGCTAGTCGTGCCCGTGTCCGAAATTGCGCGCGTTGAACGCGACGGCGCGGAAATCGACTTCACGAACGGGTGGGTACTGAACCTTCCCGGAACTATCACGATCACGGCAAAGGAGCCCAATGAGCAAGATCCTGGACCGCGTATTAGCGGCCGAGCTGAAGACTGAAGACCTGTTTATTCCCCAGTGGGGGGAGACGGTCCGAGTGCGCGAGTTTAACGCGGGCGAGCGGGTGGACTTTGTGAAGGATGCCCAAGGCCAGACGCGCGTGGCTACCGTTCGCGCGGTGATCGCGTGCGTGACTGACCCGGAAACCGGCAAGCAGGTATTCGAGCGCGCGCATCAGGACATGCTTCTCACGAAATCGGCGGCGGCAGTCGAGCTGATCGGCGAAAAGATTCTCAAGCTCTCCGGCATCCTCAAAGACGCCGCCGAAGACCTTGAAAAAAACTCACAGGCGAGCGTCTAAGCCTCTTCGCGCTCGCAGAACTCCTCCATATGCCCGTGTGCGAACTTAGCACGCGGATGTCCTCCTCTGAAATGACCGAATGGGCCGCCTATCTGCGCATCAAAAACGCGGAGATGGACAAAGCCGCGAAGTCACAGCAAGCTCCTTCTACCCCCACGCGACGCCGGTAAATCATGCCAATTCTCTCAAATCTCATCGTGCGCATTGGCGCGAGCACCGACGATTTCGACAAGCAGGTAGACCGCTCGCTGAACAAAGTGAAGCGGTTCGCGTCCGACGTCACGGCGGCGGGCACCGCGCTATCCATTGGCTTTTCCGCGCCGCTGATCGCCGCGGGCGCCGCCGCCATCAAGGCCGGCTCCGACATGGAATCGCTCACCATGGGCCTCAAGGCCGTCATGAAAACGAGCGAAGCCACGGCGGCCGAAATGGCGAAGCTGCGCGAAGTGGCGAAGCTGCCTGGCCTCGGGCTGGAAGAAGCCGTCAAAGGTACGATCCGCTTACAAATCCTCGGTAACTCCGCGAACGAATCGCGCCGTATCATGGCCGAACTCGGCAACGCGCTGGCCGTCGTCGGTGGCGGGCGCGAGGACTTCAACGAGGTGATCCGTCAGTTATCCCAATTGGGAGCCGTCGGCAAAGTCACGAAAGAAAACCTCGACCCGATCATTGAGCGCATCCCGCAACTCGCCGCGATCATCAAGGAAAAGTTTGGCGCCGAAGCGCTGGGCGACACCGCGAAGACGTTCGAGAAGCTGGGCATTTCTTCTCAGCAATTCATCAAGATCATCACTGACGAACTCGCCAAAGGCGAGCGCGCGGGGAATACCTACAAGAACTCCTGGGAGAATATCCAGATGGCCGCGAAGGACGCGGCGGCCGAGTTCGGGAAGACGCTTCTGCCCATCGCGCAGCGCGTGTTGGACGACTTTCTGACGCCGGGCATTGAGAAGGCGAAGGCGCTGGCTACGGCGTTCCGCGATCTTCCGCAGCCTACGCAGGACTGGGCGCTGGGGCTGACTGCCGTGGCGACGGCGGCACCGCTTGTACTCGTGGCCCTAGGCACGCTGATTGAGAAGGGCGCGCTGGTTTTGGGTGCCCTCAATAAAGTAACTCCTAAGCTCAAGACATTCGCCGAATGGCTTCTGAAGATCGGTCCTTGGGCAGTTACGGCCGCCAGCGGCATCACCTCCTCCTTTTGGCCTGCCGTTGACGGGCTGGCGGCCAGGCTTACTGCCGTAGCTGGCGGCATGAGTGTTATGGGCGCCGCATCAGTATCGGCTGGCGCGGCGGTGGCCGGGTTTATGGCGATGCTGATTTCTCATCGGCAAAGCACCGTAGATACGAGCGCCGAAGCGTTGAAGCGCCTGAATGAACGAGTTGGCACCGGCACGCCCGTAGCGTTCGGGGCGGGTACTGATGCCATTGTCGGCTTTATGCGGCTGCTTCCACCCACCACGGAGGAAGTGAAAAAGCACGGCGACGAGCACGAGAAATCAGGGAAGAAAGTCTTTAAGCACGCAAGCGAACTAGCCGCGATTATCAAGCAGACGTTTGCCGCTGCCGTCGAGCATAAGTCCTTGTCGTTGATTCTATCCGACTACCAAGAACACGTGAGCAAAGCGGCTGAATTAAGCCAGAGGTATGGGTCAACCAGCATTGACGCGGCTATTAGCGTTGCCAAACTGGCCGATGCGCAATTCCGGTTAAACCGCCAACTCTCCGACGCCCCCGACTTGGGCGGACTCGGCATTGATTTCTCGAAGCTGCCCAAGGCACAGATGCCAACATTTCAGGGGCCTGAGAACGTCAGCATGATGAGCGACTTTCCGGGCGCGGGCAAAGCCTTCCCGAATATCGGGCCGACTGGCATGATGACGCGGGAGCAACTTGAAGCCCAAAAGCAAAAAATGAAGGAGCTGGGCAAGGTCGGCAAAGCCGCCTACCAGCAAGTCTCAACCGTCGTAACAGACCTTTCGCGCGGCATCACCGACGTCATATTCAAGGGCGGAAAGCTCGGCGACATGTTCGCCAACGTGGCCCAACAGGCGGCGCAGAGCATTACGCGGCTGCTGATCGAAGGCGCGCTGACGAAGCTGGCATCGAAGCTGATGGATGTCGGCGGGCTCATGGGCGCGGTTTTTGGCGGCGGAACCGGAGTCGTGAAATCAGTTGCCGGTGGCGCAATGGGAGATCTTGGCGGGGCCGCGAAAACAGCCAGTAGTGGCATTGGCGGGGCGGCTTCTGCGGCCAGCGGTAGCTTGACCGCCGTCGTCGGGGCTGTCGGTTCCGTCGTCTCGGCTGTTTCCGGTGTTATCGGAAATTTCCAGATGATGGCGATGAATAAAGTACTCGACATCATCGCAAAGCACACACTCCAAACCGCAAATGACCTAGCCAACCTCCGCGCCGATGAATGGCTCCGCGAAGGTCACCTGATGGCCAAATTGGACGACATGTGGAAGACCAACCTGGGCATCTACGACCTTCTTGGCCGCGGTGCGGTGGCGGGCGGCGGCGCGTCGGTCGTTATCAACCTCAACGGCGGCGATCCGAAAGCCGCGCTCGAAGAAATCACTCGGACCCTGAAGCAGTACGGCGTCATCCCACGCGGCTAACCCTTGCCAACCCCCATCGTAAAAATTGACGGAACCACCGTTTCAGCGAAGCAGGGCACGCTAGATATGTCCTACTCGCTCGGCTCCCGCGCCGGGTTAAGCGTGACGGTTATCAGCGAAGACGGCAGCTATCGCCCGGTCGTCGGCAAAGACCTCGAACTATTCGAGGGAGCGACGAAACTATGGGCTGGCTCAGTGGACGAAGTGGACGAATTTTCGATCACGGAAGCCAACCCGACCGGGCGCTATTATGCCATCCGCGCCGTGTCATGGGAACAGTACCTCGACCGCCGCTTCTGCTACAACACCAGCACCGGCCGCCCGCTGATTTATG